CACCCACGTGACCTATGGCCTCGGCTATATCATCACGCGGGAGGCGAAGGAGGACAACCAGTACCAGGAGGTGGCCGAGTCGAACGCCGCCAACCTGCCCTGGTCCATGATGACGACCAAGGAAATCGTCCACGCCAACGTCCTCAACCGGGCCTTCAACAGCTCGTACACGGGCGGCAACGGGCAGCCTCTGGTGTCGGCATCGCACCCCACCGCCAACGGAACGCAGAGCAACCTGCTGACCGCGGCGGACCTCAGCGAAGCAGCGCTCGAGGATGCGCTCACGACCGTCAACACCGCGAAGAACAGCGCCGGCTTGCCGATCGCTCTTCGGGCGGTGCGGCTGATCGTCGGGCCAGGCCAGATCTTCAATGCCACGCGCATTCTGGAGAGCAACGGCCGTGTCGGCACCAACGACAACGACGTGAACGCGATCAAGACTCTCGGCCTCGTGCCGGAGATCGTGGTCAACCACTACCTGGACGACCCCGACGCCTGGTTCATCCAGACGAACGCGCCGAACGGGCTCATCACGTTCAACCGTCGTGCCCTTGCTCTTGAGCAGGACAACGACTTCGACACGGAAAACGAGAAGCACAAGGCGACCGAGCGCTACTCGGCCGGCTGGGGCGATCCTCGCGCCATCTTCGGCAACGCCGGGGCGTAACCGTGAAGGGAAGGCCCGGCGCCCTAAAGGCCGGGCAACCTGTTTCAGGAGGTGCCGTGTGACCACCATAGCGACCGATGGCAGGAGCATGGCGGGCGACGGGCTCGTCATGAATGGAAACGACATGGTAGTTCGGCGCGACTTCCCGAAAGTACGCCGGCTCAACGACGGCTCTCTGTTGGGAGTGGCGGGGAATGAACCTGCCGCCTTTGCCATGGCGGGTTGGTTGAATGGCGGGGAGAAGCCCTCGCTCGATGATGTGGAGGCTCTGCAGCTCATGCCGGATGGCGAGCTGCGTTACTACCACAACGGCAATGGCCCCTCTCCGGCTGAAGCCCCCGCGGTCCTCGGGACAGGCGGGAAGCTCGCCATGGGTGCTATGTTGGCCGGGGCCACGCCAAAGGAAGCGGTGAAGATCGCTTGCTCCCGCGATATTTGCAGCGGCGGCGAGATCATTTCGATGGAGCGGGGACCGGCATGAGCGAAACCGGCTCCCTCTCGCTCGGCCCTTGGGGCGAATGCGTCCGCTGCGGCTTCAAGCGCCGCCTGAGCAAGCTCTGTCAGGAATGGACGGGGCTTAGGGTGTGCCGGGATACATGCCTTGACCCCAAGCCCGCCGAGACGCGGGCGCCGAAGGTGGCGCCGGAGGGCGTGCCGCTTCCGAACGCCGCGCCGGCCACTGAGCCGATATTCCGCGCGCCGGGCGACAAGGGAGGTTCCGACCTATGAGCACCTCCGGCGTCACCGCATGGAGCCTTACCGCGCGCCAGATCGTGGCGCAGGCGATGGTGGAGCTCGGCTTGTTGAGCTCGGGCGCTGAGCCTGAGGCCGCGGAGATGGATGATTGCCTGGTCCGGCTGAACGGGATGCTGAAGAGCTGGCAGGGCGAGGCGAACCTGTTTCGGGAGACGGAGGCGACCGTAAGCGTCACGGGCGGGAGCGGGGTTGTCACCTTGCCTGCCAGCGTCCGCGACGTGGCCAGCGTGCGACACGTCATCTCGGGCACGAACCACCGACTTCTGGCCCCTTGGAACCGCAGCCAATACCTCTCGCTCCCGAACAAGGCCTCGGCGGGCAGCCCGACCATCTACTACCTCTCGCGGCAGCGCGATGCGGCAGAACTCCACATCTGGCCCGTTCCTTCCACCAATGTGACGCTGAAAATAGACTACTCCCGCGTTGCCGACACCGTGACGGACGGCGCCCAAACGCTCGACATCCCGCAGGAGTGGCACGAAGCTGTCATCCTCGGCCTCGCCGCGCGGATCGCGGGCATGTTCGGGGCGTCCAGGGCCGATCCAGCGACAGTCGCCGACGTGAAGCAGCGGGCGGAAATGCTGTACCAGCAGATGCTAGATCGCGACCGGCCCGATGCCTACGTTTTCGAGCCCTCCAGCTATTGCGCCTACGGCTGATGCCATCGATCCTCTACGGGCGCTCCGCTTACCGCCGCGAAAATGGCTCTTTGCCAGAGTTTAGGCTCATCAACATGTTCGTGGAGCAGACACCTTCCGCCGAGACGGGTACGACGCTGCTCTCCCGCCCCGGGTTGACGGACGTCTCCACAGTAGGGGTAGGGCCGGTTGAGGGCGTTTTCAGTCAGCCGGGCACCTTCGGCGGCGATCTGTTCACCGTCACGGGAAATGTGCTCTACCGCGGCGATACGGAGCTTGGCCCCATCACTGGTAGCGGGCCGGTCTCGTGGGCGGCGTCGGGGACGGAGGTGTTGGTCACCCGCGGCGGCCCGGTCTATAGTTATAACGGGACCAATCTGGCTAATGCCGGCTTCGTCGGCCTCTCCAGCAACAACGTCACATCGATCGCCTTCCTCGCCGGCCTTTTCGTGGCGGTAGAAGCCGGGTCCCACCGCTGGTTCTGGTCCGGCGTGAATAACGGCCGCTCGTGGGATGTTCTCGATTTTGCTTCGGCGGAGAGCGCCCCCGATACACTGCTCGATAGCAAGGCCGTGGGGCCGTACCTGTTCCTGTTGGGGCAGAAGACGATTGAAGTATGGACACCTGGCGGCCCGGTCGAAGTGCCGTTCAGCCGCATCGAGGGACGGCTCTACCGAAAGGGGGTGATCTCTACAGGTTGCGCGGATGAGCAGGACAACGCCCTGACCGTCATCGGCTCTGACGGTATCGTTTACCGTATCGCCGATGTGCCGCAGCGCATCTCGGACCATGGCATAGAGGAGCGTATCGAGGAATCCGCCTCGGCACGGGCGTTCACGTTCATCTACGAGGGCCACAACTTCTTCTGCATCCGCCTGGATGAAGGGACCTGGGCCTATGATGCGGCCACGGGGCAGTGGTGCGAGCTGCAGAGTTTCGGCCGGGACAATTTCCGTGCTCAGTGCGCCACGATGGTGGATCGCGCCGTGGTTCTGGGGGACGACGAGACAGGCACGATCTGGGGTTTTTCGGGGCATCAAGACGGCGCCGACCCACTTATTCGCCTCTTTACGGCTGCGTTTCCGGTGAAAGGCGGCTCGGTTTTTGTCGATAACCTCGTACTCATTTCGAACCCTGGCAGCACTCCATTCCTGATCGGGCAGGGCTCCGATCCTCTTGTGGAAATTCGAGCGTCGAGGACGCAGGGCCGCACCTGGGGAACGTGGCGCGCTACGAGTCTCGGCCAGCAAGGAAGGTATGCCAGCCAGCCAGTTTCAAGGCGGTGGGGTACCTACGGCAGGCCTGGGGCGATGTTCGAGATTCGGACCAGCGATCCCGTTCCGTTTCGAGTGACGGACGTTCTGGTGAATGAGCCTCTGAAATGAGCCTCACTCTTCCGCGGCTGCCCGCCACACAGCCGCCTTGGGACCAGATGCAGCTTTGGTGGCAGCGGGTCGTGGAGGCGATCGAGACACAGGAAGCGGCTCAAGACGCGCTGATCGAGAACGTTCAGACCCTGCTCAGCACCGTTATTGACCTGAACAACCTGATTACGGATGTGGAAGCGGCGACGGTGGCGGCGCAGGTCGCGGCAGACGCGGCCAATGCTGCTGCGGGTGCGTCGGCCGCCGAAAGCAGCCTCGTCAACAGCTACATCGCCAACTTCACCCCGCCTGTGGTCAGCGCGGACAGCACGGGGCTGGTGACGATAGCCGCCCACGACCGGGTTTATGGCAATGGAACGACAGTGGCTGTGCTCGGCGGCACGGTCGCAACTGCGCTGGCCAATCCTGCCGTGGCCCGAATCTACTATGATGACCCAACGCGGGCGGGTGGCGCGGTGACGTACCAGTTCACGACCGACGCGACGGTAGCGGTTCAGACGGGGGACCGGCATTCTGTTGGCGCAGTCCAGATACCTGCTGCGGGCAGCGTTGACGGCGGATACGTCCGCCCCCCCGGATACGTGGACTACTTGTGATCGAGAGGGTGCGGGATGTTGAGCGCGTCAATCGGCTTCTCGCTCGTGATTTTGAGGGCGTGGACTTCAGCGAGGTGCTGGCTGAGCCGCTTCACGTCTGCCTCGTAGAGGGGGAGTCCGGGGCTATCTTCGCGTGGCGCGGGCCGGGGATCTACGAACTCCACCTGTTTTTCGAGGTTCGCGGGAAGGCGGCGATGTCGCTGCTCCGAGCGATGATCGCGAGGATGTTCATCGAATACGGAGCCCGCCTTCTTTGGGCGCTGGTGCCCGCTGATGACCGGAAAGTCAGGCTATTCGCCCGCTTGATGGGGTGGGAGCACCGCGGGGTCGTGCAGACGCGCAATGGCTTGAATGAACTGTTTGTCCTGGAGAACTAGCCTATGCCCCCAGTGGTAATCGCAGCCGGTATCGGCGCCGCTGCCAGCGTCGGCGGCGGACTCCTCAGTGCCAAGGCGCAGAAAAAGGCCGCGAATAGGGCAGCCGACACCGCGGCGCAGAACACCGCCGCCAACAACGCGCTGACCCGCGAGATTTATGGGCAGAACAAGACCAACATCAGCCCCTTCATGAACAACGGGCTGGCGGCGTCGAATGCGCTGAACGGGCTGCTTGGGCTGACAGCGCCCGTTGCCGCGCCTCCATCCGCGCCGACGTCCGGCACTCAGCGCCCCGCGAACGCGCTTGCCTCTTACATGCAGGGCGCCGGACAGGCGGGCGGCCCCCGCAGCCTAC